AATAATGGCAGACATAATAATGTGTAAAGGAGAGGGATGCGAGATAAGAGTAACCTGTTACAGATTTACTGCAATACCACACGAAAGACAAAGCTACTTCATGGAATTACCTGACATACAATTCCGTAATAGTGAATGTCTATACTATGTAAATAACAAAAAGTAAGATATGGATAAAAGACAAAGCCAAATAGCGAGAATAAAAAACTTAGAGAAAACAGTTACACAATTATACTTGATGGTTCAAGCAATATTAGATAAACTTGATAAAAATGAAAAGAATAGAATGGACGATACTCCTGTTAGCAATAATTAGCCTTTGGTATTTATTGTTTTTAACACTTAAACCTTTTTTTTATTATTTAATTGAATAAACAATCTAATTCAAATGGATGGTAGAATAAATAACGGTGGAGCAAGACAAGGAGCTGGTAGGAAACCAAAAGCCGAAGAGATTAAGTTAATTGAAAGACTTACACCATTAGAAGACAAAGCATTTAGAGCTTTAGAGGCTGGTATTGAGCAAGGTGATTTTAAGTATGTACAATTGTTTTATCATTACTATGCTGGTAAGCCTAAAGAAACAAAAGACATCACGCTTAATACTGAACAACCTTTATTTGAACTCTAAGAAGCTTTAATGGAATTTGTTGTAACTACTGCAATAAAGAAATTATATGCTCTTAGAAAGCGTGTAAAGGTTATTAGAGGTGGTACGAGTGCTGGTAAGACATTTGGTATTATACCAATACTAATAGACAAAGCGATACGAGAACCAGGATTAGAAATATCTATAGTATCAGAGTCGATACCTCATCTTCGTAGAGGTGCATTAAAAGACTTTCTTAAAATCATGATGGCTACTAATAGATACAGAGATAGCCAGTTTAATAAGTCAACATTAAAATATAATTTTACAAACGGTAGCTATATTGAGTTCTTTTCGGTAGACCAGCCGGATAAGCTAAGAGGAGCAAGACGAAATATACTGTATGTCAATGAGTGTAACAATGTACCATTTGACTCTTATTATCAATTAGCTATTAGAACATCAGGTGATATATGGCTTGACTATAATCCTGTTAGTACGTTCTGGGTAGACAAGGAAGTTATACATGATAATGATGTAGACTTTATTACTCTTACTTATTTAGACAACGAGGCATTACCAGAAACCATTGTACGAGGAATAGAGTCAGCTAAAGAAAAAGCAAAGACAAGTACATATTGGTCTAATTGGTGGAAGGTATATGGACTAGGACAAGTAGGTAGTCTTGAAGGTGTATGTATTAAAGACTGGAAAGAGATAGACTTACCAGAAGATGCTAGGATATTATGTTATGGTATGGACTTTGGGTATAGCAATGACCCTACATCCTTAGTAGCAATGTATAAATACAATGATGCATATATATTTGACGAAATAGTCTATAAGAAAGGATTGTTAAATAGTGAAATAAGTAATCTACTAAAAGCAAACGAGATAAAAGATATTATATATGCAGATAGCGCTGAGCCTAAGTCTATAGCTGAATTAAACCACTATGGCCACTCTGTGCTACCGGTAAAGAAAGGACGTGATAGTATTATGTATGGTATTAATCTAATAAACCAAAACAATATATATATAACTAGCCGTAGTTCTAACTTAATTAATGAGCTTAGGAATTATATATTTATGACTGACAAGCAAGGTACAACACTTAATAAACCTATAGATGCATACAATCATGCTATCGATGCAATGCGGTATGCTATAACAAGCCAGCTTGAAAATCCTAATAAAGGCGAATATCATATCTGGTAGCTTATTTATATTTAGTATAAATTAGGCAAATAGTTTTTTAGTTAATAAAATGTTTATATATTTGTATCAAATAACAAACATTATGAAACGTAAAATAGAGAACTTTATATTTGACTGTATTATATATTTGGCAGTCTTTGGTGCAATGTGTACCTTTTGTCAATTAATGGCACACGCTGATAAATGGATGGGATTATGAAATTTGCAGAGGCATTACAACAACAAGTAGAAACATTAAGGCAACTAATAAAAGAACAAGATGAATTTATTAAACACTTTGAAACAAGGCAAGATAAAGCTATTAAAAACTGGACTAATAACAGTAAACAATAATGGCTGCATCAAAGTCTTTCGAAAAGAGGATAGAGCATACGAAAAAATTCATAGACAATACACACGGCTTCAGCGCAATGAGATGGTGTAATAAAAAAGGAATAACTATATATGCAGTACCTTTACCAAAAGTATATACGGACGGTTCTAAACACGGTAAGAATTGGTGTAAGATAGAAATAAATAACCAAGGAGTTAAAAAGCTTGGTAAGCAATGGTATACTCAAAAGCAATTAAGGGATGCCATACTAGACCTTTATATCCAAATCTATAGACGAGGATAGTTTTTTCATAGTTTGATTTGTTATGATTAGGTGGCTTCGGTCACCTTTTCTACTTTATACAGTATGGCTAAATGTTTATTATATAAATATGAAGATTGATATTTTTATACCAGACTCTTTAAGTGAGATAACATTAGGTCAATACCAGAAGTTTCTATCTATAGCAGAAGGTAAAGAGCAAGACTTGTTTATACAACAAAAAATGATTGAGATATTTTGCAAGATAGATTTGAAAGATATTGCAAACATTAAGTATACCGACCTGGTTGGTATTATAGAGCACTTTAATAAACTATTTAGCAAAGAGAGTAAGCTAATACCTAGATTTAAAATGGATGGCTTAGAGTTCGGATTTGTACCTAAGCTTGACGATATTACATTCGGGGAGTATGTAACATTAGACACTTACTTTGCTGATTGGAAAAATATGCATAAAGCAATGGAGGTATTATATAGACCAATAGTAAATTCTAAAGGGGACTTATATAACATAGAAGACTATGAGGACGAAAAGTATGATATGACTAAAATGCCTTTAGATGTAGTTTTAAGTTCCATTGTTTTTTTTTACAATTTAAGCAACGAATTATTGAAAACTACCCTGAGTTATTTGAAAATGGAGGGGAACAAGACTATAGCGAAACATCTAACTTCGGTAGAAAATGGGGATGGTACCAATCAATATGGGCAATCGCTGGAGGAAGCCTTAAAGAATTTGAGCAAGTTGAAAATACAAACTTTCACCAATGTTTAATGTTCTTAGCTTTTACAAAAGAAAAAAACGAAATTGAGTCTAAGAGAATAAAATCAAAAATGAAACGATGAAAGGTTTTTATAGTGTTACCGAAAAAATAAAAGATACATTGGCTGCTGAGCCATTTGTAAATACAGTGTCTTTTGGTGGTATTGACGATGTTGATTTAAACAAGCAAAACATATTTCCGTTATCTCATGTAATGGTCAATAATGTAACGGTGCAAGAAAAAACATTGCTTTTTAATATATCTATACTATCTATGGATATTGTAGATATATCTAATGACGAAACAGAAAACATATTTAGAGGGAATAACGACGAACAAGACGTATTAAATACACAGTTAGCTATATTAACTAGAGTTGCATCAATTTTAAAACGTGGTGATTTATATGTGGACAAATATCAATTACAAGGCGATATGAACTGTGAACCATTTGTAGATAGATTTGAAAATAAGTTAGCTGGTTGGACTGGTACTTTTGATGTAGTTATTCAAAACGATATGACGATATGTTAAATAGAACTAAAGAAGCTTTAGATGATTTTAAAAAGTACGTTGTACAACAAGCTCGTACTAACCTTACAAAAGGGAAAAAGAATGTTGATAAAAAACTTTACAATTCATTGCAAGGTTTTATTGATGAGTCTCCTGCTGGCTTTAGACTATATTTTGAAATGGAAGACTACGGTATGTTTCAAGATAAGGGTGTTAGTGGTAAGAAAAAGAAATACGATACACCTTTTAGTTATACAAACAAAAAACCACCTATTGGACCTTTGGCACAATGGGCTAAGAAAAAAAATATAAGATTAAGAGACGAACAAGGTAGATTCAAAAAGGGAAACTATAATACTATTGGTTTTTTAATTTCCAGAAGTATATTTGAAAAAGGGTTAAAGCCTAGTTTGTTTTTTACAAAACCATTCGAAAGAGCAATTAAAAGATTGCCAGAAGATTTACAAGAAGCTTTTGGTGATGATATTAAAAATATGTTAAATGGCAACTAAAATAAATGTAAGAAGTCCGTTTTATATAAAGGTTAGCAATGCAAGTTTAGCATCAGCTACAATGGAGCTTTATATATATACTGGGACACTAACAACAAACAAACCTGCAACACCCCAATACACCATAACTAAGAACGAAATAGCTACAAACAATTATGTAGTATTTGAGATTAGCGAACTTGTAAGAGATTATTTAGACATAGAGTTTGACGGAGAGTACGATAGTCAGACCGTATGGGTTGAAGCAGACGTAGAACTATTTAACAGTAGTGGTACAAGTTTAGGCACAAGCAATACGGACTATATTGCCTTTGATGGTTATGGTTATTTTGAGGATGGTATTAATCCCGAACTAAGCAGAACGTACTTACAA